GAGTTAGAAGCACAATCAATCAGTCTTCCAAATCCTAATACAAATAAAGATGTTACTGATGAAGAGCAGTTTCCTCTAGAAGATTTGTCAGAAGGTAAAGGGGAAGAGAGTAAGAATAGTCAATCAGAAAATGCCGAAGAAGCAGAGGTAGATGAAGGTGGTCGTAAAGCAGGTCGTGGCAACGGTCCTTCTGATGTACAATACTCAGCAGATGATGTTCACACAGCAGACACACTTGAAGATGCAATAAGAGATCTTGCAAGAAATCTTCCAAATGGTCGTGAGTTTGTTTACGTTGAACTTCCAAAAAAATTAAACAAAGAAACATTTGTTTCTAATGAAGAAGTTTCAAATCACGTTAGTCACTTCTACAACAGCAGAGTACAAATTCATCATCAAGGAGAATTTGCTGATGATTATGATATGAGAATGTCAAACTACTACATGGAAGAAATGGCAGAAGCAGACAAAGATTATAATGTATACAAAAAGCAATCACAGAAAGAAGTTAGTTATCTTGTAAAAGAGTTTGAGTGTAAGAAAGCAGCAGATGGTTATGCTCGTAGAACTGTATCTAAAACTGGTGTTCTTGACACTACTAAGTTACACACATACAAGTACAATGATGACATCTTCAGAAAGATTACTACAATACCTGATGCTAAAAATCATGGATTAATTTTCAACATTGATTGGTCAGGTTCAATGTCTAGTTGTATCTACTCTACTGTCAAGCAAGTACTTTCATTAGTATCATTCTGTCGTAAAGTTGGTATTGCTTATGATGTTTATTCTTTCACTGATGGATGGTCACATAATCCATACGGAGGATACAAAGAGACAGAAGAGAATGTTGGTAAAGTTATTGTTCGTAACTTCAACATGGTCAATCTTCTAACTAGCAGATCAAACAATCGTGATCATGAGAAACAGGCAAAGAACTTATTCCGTATTGCAAGATCATTCGCTACTCGTGGTTACGGTGTACCAACAAAAATGAATTTGGGTGGCACTCCTTTGGATGAGAGTTTGATTGCAATGAACCAAATTATTCCTGAGTTCAAAACAAGAACTGGATCACAAAAAGTTCACGTTGTATGTCTAACTGATGGTGAAGGTTACGGAACCAGTTATGGTCAAAAACTATCATATCATGATGGCCATGAGAGTATTGTTTCTCGTAGAATTAACTCTCTAACACGTCTACGTGACCGTCAGACAGGTCAAACATATGAGTTTGATGATAACTCTTATGCTGCATCAAAAACATTTGTAACTATGTTACGTAATCGTTTTCCTGAGTGTTCCTTTATGAACATCCGTCTTTGCAATAGTGGTGATTGGGGTAGGTTCAAGCGTGAGTGCTTAGGATATGACAATCCCGAAGGATATGAGAAAGCAGACAAAGAGTGGAGAAAAACAAAATCATTCATCTGTAAGTCTTCTGCATACACAGTTCAGTATGCTCTATCCATCGGTGCACTTGAAACTGATACTGAGTTTGAAGTTGCAGAAGATGCAACTAAAGCACAGATCAAGAAAGCATTCAGCAAGTCTCTCAATGCTAAGAAGATGAACAAGAAGATCTTATCTTCCTTCATCGAGCAGATTGCTTAGACCAATTAAATTAGTGGCACACTCATAGTACCAAAGTCCTATGGGATGTGTCATTATAATACTATACAAACATTGATTTCCTTTTTATTATGCCTTTCGAGAGAAAACTATCCGTCAACTTCGTAGACGAATTACGTGACCAGTTCGGTAACCACATCGACGCATCTCACGTCAAAAAATTTGCAACTAGCCAAGGTTGTGCTTACCCTACAGTTGCACGTAAGTTAAAAGCATACCAAGTTAAAAAAGGTTCATGGAACCTTACTATCGAGGAAGGCAGACAAATTCTAGAAAAGGCAATCGCTTCTCCTACTGTCTTGCCTACTATAGATCAAAACCTTATTCCAGTAGAAGATCCTACTTTTGTTAAGTTTGGTTCTTTCCCTGACATCAAAAAGATTGTTGCATCTAAGATTTTCTATCCTGCATTCATTACAGGTCTATCAGGTAACGGTAAGACATTCTCTGTAGAACAGGCATGTGCTCAGACAGGTAGAGAACTTATCAGAGTAAACATCTCTATCGAAACAGATGAGGATGATCTCATCGGTGGTTTCAGACTTGTTGATGGCAACACAGTATGGCATAACGGTCCTGTAGTAGAAGCACTCCAAAGAGGTGCAGTTCTACTCCTTGACGAGATTGACCTAGCATCTAACAAGATCCTATGTTTGCAATCTATTCTTGAAGGCAAAGGTGTTTTCCTTAAGAAGATCGGCAAGTATGTAAAACCTGCTAAAGGATTTACTGTTATCGCTACTGCTAACACTAAGGGTAAAGGTTCTGACGATGGTAGGTTTGTAGGCACCAACGTTCTTAACGAAGCATTCCTAGAGAGATTTCCTGTTACTTTTGAACAGGCATATCCAACACCTGCTACAGAGCAGAAGATGCTTGACCTTCTATCTGAGGACAAGGAGTTCAACAAGAGACTTGTTGATTGGGCAGACATCATCCGTAGAACATTCTATGATGGTGGTGTAGATGAGATCATCTCTACTCGTAGACTTGTTCACATTGTCAAGGCATTTCAAATCTTTGGCAATCGTGCTAAGGCAATCACTACATGTATCTCTCGTTTTGATGAGGAGACAAAGCAAGCGTTCCAAGAACTTTACGACAAGGTTGACGCAGACGTTGACTTTGAGGTATAATGTGGTATGATTAATGCATGGAGTTTAGCGGGTTCTGTCATGGACGGAACCCTTGATGAGGATTATCCTATTATGTCAAAGTGTAAGTATGAAGAAGATCAAACACTTGAGTTGGCCAAGAAGTACATTGAAAGTACATACTCTGCCCACTATACTAGTGAGGGGTCAAACATTCAAACACTTGATCTCATCGAATCAATTGGTGATGCAGAAGCGTTCTGTAGATCTAATGCAATTAAGTATCTAAGCAGATACAATAAAAAAGGTCGTCCCCAAGATGACATTCTTAAGGCGGTGCACTACTGTGTACTATTATATTATTTTAGTAAATGAAACTATCAAAAAGCACTCTTGATATTCTCAAGAATTTTTCTAACATCAATCAATCAATTTGTTTTAAGGAAGGTACAGAGTTGTCAACTCTATCCATCCAGAAAAACATTTTGTCTCGTGCAGTTGTAGAGGAGAAGTTTCCAAAGAATTTTGCTATCTATGATTTGAGTGAGTTTCTATCTGGACTTACTTTGTTTGACAATCCAGATTTCTACTTTGAGAATGACAACTATGTAATTATCAAAGATAAGAAAAACTCCTCTAGGTATTTCTTTGCTGATCCATCAACTATTATTACTCCTCCTGAGAACAGAGTAGAACTTCCAAGTAAAGATGTATGCTTTACAGTAGCATGGAGTGACATCTCAAATGTTATTAAGGCAGCAGCAATTTATCAGATTGAAGATCTGGCCGTTGTTGGAGATGGTTCTAGTATTAAACTTGTTGTTCGTGACAAAAAGAATGATACTTCTAACAGTTATGCTGTTGATGTAGGAAGAACAGATAAGAATTTCTCCTTTAATTTTAAAGTAGAAAATCTAAAGTTGTTACCAGGTGACTACGAAGTTGTTATTAGTAAATCAAATGCATCACTATTCAGAGATGCAAACAAAGATCTTGAGTACCTAATTGCATTGGAGCCTGATTCTAAGTATGAAGGATGATTTTCTTTGGGTCGAAAAGTATCGTCCCAAAAATATTGAACATTGCATCTTACCAACAGACATCAAAAATACATTTAAGTCTTTTGTTAAGAAGGGGGAGGTTCCTAACTTACTCCTATGTGGTACTGCAGGTATTGGTAAGACCACAGTTGCAAAAGCATTGTGTCATGAACTAGGAGTTGATTCTTATGTGATCAATGGATCAGATGAGGGTCGTTTTCTGGACACTGTACGTAATAGTGCTAAACAATTTGCATCTACTGTATCTTTGACCTCATCATCTAAGCATAAGGTCATTATCATAGATGAAGCAGACAACACCACACATGATGTGCAGTTGTTATTGCGTGCCTCTATTGAGGAGTTCCAAAAAAATTGTAGGTTTATATTTACTTGCAATTTCAAGAACAAAATTATCGAACCACTTCATTCTAGAACAACTGTTATTGATTGTAATGTCAGAGGAAAGAACAAACAACAACTCGCTGCTCAATTCTTTGAACGGTGTCGTGGTATTCTTACCGCAGAAGATATACAATTTGATAATGCAGTGGTCGCTGAGGTCGTTCAGAAGTACTTCCCAGACTTCCGAAGGACACTCAACGAACTCCAAAGGTATGCAGCATCGGGGTCTATCGACACTGGCATTCTGGCGGTACTAAATGAGGTTCGACTTGGAGAACTTGTATCAGCGTTAAAGAAGAAAGAATTTTCCACTGTTCGTAAGTGGATAGTTACCAATCTTGACAATGATCCTAATGCTATACTAAGAACTGTATATGATAGTTTGTATGATTCCCTTGTACCTACTAGCATACCTCAAGCAGTTTTAATTATAGCCAAGTATCAATACCAATCAGCATTTGTTGCTGACCAAGAAATTAATTTACTAGCAGCACTTACTGAAATTATGGTGGAGTGTGAATTCAAATGATTATGAGCAAACGAGAAAAAATTAGAGCACAAATGAAATCCAGATGGTATTATCTATTCTGGGGAACTGCAACTGTAGCAGTTGTAGCAGGCCAAATTTATGTTGGCACATCATATCGTGCTATGGCAAAGTCTATGAATAGATGGTTTGACACAGCACTAGAAGTGCTTATACCTGATGCCCCTACCATTCCTCGTGGTAGATATGAACCTTTGATCCCACCTCCAACAGG